TCTTCTAGATTAAAAAATAATAACTAAATACTAATGCCTGAGTTGACTGACATCTCTACAGGTGGAGAAGGGGCAGAAATGCTCCTTTTCTTGTATAAATACTTAAGTCAGTCAACTAAAGAGCAGTTATGTCTAATCAAGGCAAGATTTATTGTGCTCACTGGACAGTTTGAGAACTGCACACTTGACTTTTGGAAGAAAAGTTCTTATGATGTATTTGTTAAACAGATAAAGTGAATGACTAACAAATTTCTCTATTTGGTGAATTTCTGGCCGAAGTTTCCAACCAGTGAATATGGTGGACTTCTTGCAGTTGTTGGTAAAGATGATAATGAGGTTCACGACATTCTTTTGGAGTGGAGGGAGGATTACCTTGATAATTATGATAGTTTGATTATGCAATCTGTAGTAGACGCGCAGAAGTTTGCTCTTGTAGATGAAGAACAATCCCGTATTGTTGAAAGTTTCACAACCTGATGATTGGATCTGAAATGAACCGACTTGCTTTTGATCTGAAGCAACAGTATCAAGACCGCATCGGACAACTACAACAAAAGATTACAGAACAGCAGAAGGAGATCCTGAAACTCCAAGAACAGATTAAACTACTCTCATACGACAAATACTACGATTGTTGATGAAACTCTCCACTAAACTCATTCCACAGTTCAAACACAAAGCACCAGATGGAATGTATTATGAAGTTGAAGAGTTCAAACGTAATGTTTTTAGAATCTTGATTTGCTATGAACGGGAGTTTGATTACAATTTAGGTAAACCAGTAAAATGTGTGTGGGGTTTTTATGATTATAAAAAATGTAAGTTTTATAGTCCTGTAAATAGTTCTACAGTCGGTAAAGTTGTAGATTTCAAGAATACCAGGAACTATACAGCAATGTCACTTAATCTCAACCCTCTAGAAGCAGCATTTTTATGATTTTCTCTGAAGGAACAGTAGTCTATTATAAAGGAATGTATGGTGTGATTGATTTTGTATGTGACCAGTATGTTGTTATACAACTTCCAGCACATCCTAATCGTAACTCTCCAAGACTTCTAGTTTTCAGAGAAAACTATAAACAAATTTCAATTCAAAAAGAATCAACAAAATGAAAAAGAAAACGATGTGGCGGTGGTGGGCAAAAGCAATCGGGGAAAAAGCAAGTAAATGTGATAAAGAATCTGATAAGATTGCTCTTATCCGAACTTTTATCTTTGCGACCTATTTGATTACTAATGGATTCATTATTGCTGGTGTAGTACGTCATTGGGATGATAAAACTAATGTAAATGTTGAAGTTATAATGGATAATCCTAAACCAGTAATTAGTAGGACAAAATATAATCGCACTGGTGAGTTTGAATAACATAAATACCTAAAAACAATAAGAAATGAAAACCTTTAATCAGTTTTTAGGTGAAGCAACGTCTGCTCAACAAGCATTTTATAATGATGTAAAAGCAAGATTCAAAAAAGCAGGTGCAAGTGATGTTGAGGCAGATTTGGGAGCATCACAAGCAGCATTAGAAACTGGATGGGGTAAGTCTCCTAGTGGAAAAAATAACTATTTTGGTCAAAAAGCAAGTAGTAAAGAAGCAGGATCAACCAAAGGAACTTGGGAAGTTCAAGGTGGAAGAAGTGTAACAACCTCTGCAAGATTTAAAGACTATGACAGTCTTGATTCCAGTATCAAGGACAGAATGAATAAGTGGAGTTATAAAACTAGAGGTGCTAAAGATGTAGAAGATGCTACAAGAAGACTTCAGTTACCTGGAGGAGCAAAAATACCTGGATCAAAGGAAAGAAGTCACGGAGCATATGCAACTGACCCTGATTATGTGACTAAGGTATCAAGTATTGCAAGAAAATATGGATCTGGTGCTGCTGCTGGCGCCGCTACAGTTGCTGCAAAACCAGCGCCAAAAGCAGGAACTCAAGGATCATTAGATACTCCATCACCCACTAGAGTTCTTGCAAAATTAAAAGGAAAAACTGGAGAGTTGGATAAGACAACTGGTAAGTTTTCACAGAGAGGTTGGTCACAACCTGAAGGTTCAAGATATAAATCTTTTGGAGGCAAGTAAATAAAATAACTCACCTCCAAAGTGTTCTAATATTGTAAGCACCCATTAAACAGATGGATCCTTTCAACGACAACTATCAAATCGAAGAGGAAAGTTACTTCAACTTTGTCGATGAAGATAACATCTTTATTGATGATGAGTTTGACGATCAATCCTTTAATGAATACCTGAACTCTACGCACGATTTCTAATTATGACTCCCGATCAATACACTTTCAGTGGTGATGCTGTTACCTTCCTTGGTTTGGTTGGTGTTGCTTCAACGCTTCTTATTGTTGTTACTGCTTTCCGCAGGTTCTTCAATAGTCCTTACAATGTTCGTGTGACACCTAAACAAGTGTCCACCGAATCTACCACTGAAACCGAAACTCCTGTATCCTGAATAAATGACTGAAACTGTGAACGTGCTGCCTCATCTGAACGAACTCAAAGAGATTTGGAGGAAGCAAGATTTTACCTTTACGAAACAGCAACAGGAGGAATATGATCTTTTGCTTGCTGCCCGTCGTGAACGTGTGAAATACTTTTACGACAACGATATGGTTTGTAAGATTAGCAAATCTGCTCAGGATAAACTGCGTGATGCTGCAGATAACTAAATACTAAAAAGAGTGTTTAGATAACAATGAAGACGTTTCGGGAGTTTATGTCTATTTGCGAAGCATCTGATGCTGATGCTGCCAAACAACTTGGATGGGGTGGTGGTGCGTCTATCACCCGCACAGGTGATGGTGGTAGAATAGGAAAAGAGCGCAAAAAGACTGCTCCTGAAGTTAGAAGAACAAGAGCAGTTGGTGGTGGTAAAACAGAACCAATCGCACCTTACAAAGAACGTAAAGATGTTGGTCAGCAGAGAGGATCTTCAGCACCAGCACCAGGAAGAGGTCAAGGTTCAACTGAGTTAAAAGCAGGAACTGCTGGAACTCAAGGTAGTGCTGCAATGTCTAGAAAGGAACTGCAACGTAAAGCATATCTTGAGCGTAAAGCAAGAGAAAGTGGTAAGGAACAACCAAAGACCGCATCACAAGCAATCTCTCAAGCAAAACCAACATCAGAAAAACCAGAAGCAAAATCCCGCAGAAAGTGGACGCATCCTGATGGTACTCCTATGACACGTCAGGAGAGAGATGCTGCTAGAAATAAAGAGAAAACAGCAACAGCACAAAAGACTAAGAAATCTGCCACGGAAATCCTTGCACAAATGCGTAAAGAATATGAAGCGGATGGTGGAAAGTGGAATAGTAAAGTTGCTGTTCAGATGAGAGCAAAAGCAAAAGCAGCAGCACAAGCATCTGAAAGTTGAGACCTATTAAAGTTACTCACCTCTAAAGTGTTTTAGTAGTATAAGCACACCCACATTATGGACCGAGTTGAAATCCAACGCAAACTTTATGATGCTCGCAATGAGTATCTGAAAGCAAAGAAATCTGTTGAGTTTTGGACTCGTGAGATTGCCTTTCTGAAAGAGTGTGAAGATAATCTGGACAAACCCACTGATTGGTTGTATAATGAAATGTTCGGTGATACTCCTATCGCTGAAGAAGTTTACGGAGGTTGATTATGGCAACTTGGAGAGCAGAGGTATTTGTCAACTCACAAGTTGGCAGGATTACAACTGAAGTAGAAGCAGCAACTATTAGTGGAGCAAAACAGCAGATTTACGCTAAACACGGTAATGTTCAGCAGATCACAAATCTAAGAGAAGTTCGCTCCAATGGTGGAGGTTCTTCATTCAGTTCTGGAGATTCTTCTGGACTTGTTTGGTTACTTGGGATTGGATTTGTTCTTTACTTATTGACAACTTACTGGTATATTGCTATTCCTGCCATCATTGTCATTGGTATTCTTGTTTTTATGGGAATGAAAGAGGATTAAAGTTACTCACCTCTAAACTGTTCTAATACTAGATAATGCAACCTATGAACATTCAACTTCGTCCTCATCAGGAGCGTGGCATTGTTGCGCTGCAGCAGCACAATAAAGGTCAAGTGATTATCCCGACTGGGGGTGGAAAAACTAACATTGCTATTTTTGATGCTCTGCGCGAGTTGCAATCAGAAACTCCGCAGACCATTGTTGTAGTCGCTCCGCTTATTCTGCTTGCAGAGCAACTCTCTGCTGAGTTTCTGGAGTTTATCACTAACGCTGAGGTTTTCCACATACATTCGGGGGAGACGCATCACCAAAGTTCTACTCGTCCGCGTGAGATTTACAACTGGGTTAATGCTAATGCCGATAATCACAAACTGATTGTAACCACCTACAACTCTCTTGGTCAACTTTCCAAGGCGGATGATCAGGTGGATACGATCTACTTTGATGAGGCACACAATAGCGTTCAACGTCACTTCTTTCCTGCCGTGGAGTATTTTGCCAGTGAGGCAAAGCGTTGCTATTTCTTCACCGCTACTCCGAAACATTCGCTTGCTGTGGGTAAACCAGGAATGAATGATTCTGCAGTCTACGGTCAAGTGATCTGCAAAGTTCCTGCTCCTGAGCTAGTTGAAGGTGGATACATTGTGCCCCCTAAAGTTATCGTCAAGCAACTGCCTATGGTAACTGGTAAGCAAACCAACTATGATCGGGACGCTGAGAATCTGCTGGAAACGATTGATGAGAACAGCGTCGGTAAGATTCTGATCTGCTCTAAGGCAACCAAGCAAATTGTTGCTCTGGTGTCTGAAACTGATTTCTGCTATCAACTAGAGAATCGCGGTTACTCTTGGATGTATATCACTGCCAAGACTGGTGCTGTGATTGATGGTCGCAAAGTGAACCGTGAGGTATTCTTTGACACCCTATCTGCCTGGGGTAAGGATAACGATAAGAAGTTCGTTGTTCTGCACCATAGCATCCTTGCTGAGGGTATCAACGTCAGCGGTCTGGAAGCGGTACTTTTCCTTCGCAATATGGACTTCATTGGTATCTCTCAGACCATCGGACGTTGCATCCGTCTGCATCACGATGATGCGAAAGGTATGCGCGATGGACGTATTGAACCTGGCAACCTCACTCAGTATAGCAAATCGTTCGGTCTGGTTTGTGTACCTGTCTATAACAAGGTTGGTATCAGCACCGCTCGCGCTGTGCAGTCGGTTGTTGATACGATTTTCCAGAAGGGAGAACCTGCAATCAGCGTGGTTCGCAGGTGAGTCTCACTGAGACCCCTGTATCCATCAGGGGTCAAAACCTGATTTTTCTGCAATTCTACTGCAAGGGTGTCATAGGTCATCCTCCGCAATCAAATCAACGATTTTTTCAAAAGTGTCACACAGGGGATTGACATCCCCACCCAAAGTTGTTAAACTACACTCATCAGTTCGGAACTCTTGTTCAAACGGACTGACAAAAAGCAAACCTTGCTATTTTCTTAATAATGACTCAAATTGTTCCTTTTTTCCAGTCTAATGTGACTTCTTGGGATGCTCTGTTGAGTAATCCTACGTTCAAATCTCTTGACATTCCGCAGTTTGAATGTGCTGAGTTTGAAAGCATTGAGATCCTCCAATGGAATAACCTTAACATTCAACAGCAAGCAAATGCTGCTCGCGCTGGTGGTGTCGATACCAACAACATTAACGGACTGATTGCAGAGTTTCAGAAAGGTTATCGTGTAACCGAACTCCCCCCAGTTGTGATGATCCTTCCTAACGGTGAGAAGGAAATGTGGGATGGATATAATCGTAGTAATGCTGCCTATGAACTTGGTATCAAAGATTATCCTTTTCTTGTTTACCGACTGAAAGAAAGTTGGGCAAATCGTTTGGAAGATGCCTATGATGTTGTCTCTCTGGGTGCAAACAATCACACTGTAGCAAAGCGACACACTCTCAACGATTTTGTCCTTCGCGGTGTGCAGTATTGCAAGCGAAATGGTAACTCTCTGTCTAAGAAAGAAATTGAAAATTGGGTGGGTAGTATCAACCATTCATTCACTCCCAAGCAAGTAGAAGACATCACGAATAAGATCTATCAGCAGACAACAATCGCAGTCAACATTCTTCCTTTTGTTCATCCCAAGAACGCACAATCAAAAGTTAGTGAGATTGTTGATACCAGTTCTTCTACTAATCCTGTTGTAATTTGTGCAAAAGATAGGACTTACATTGAGCGTGGTTTTCTTCAGATTATGAAGAACTTTGTTGAGCGTGACATTGACGTTACTGATGTAGTTACCTACACCAAAGGGTGTGAAACTGCAGAAGAAGTTGCCGCACAACGTCAGTATGCCATTCAATATCTTGAGGAACTTGATAAACTTGTTCGTAAGTATGTCTCTAAGCGTATGGAAACTTGTTCTTCCTCTTACTCTATTGCTGGTGCCCTTCCTCAACTGATTGGTGTTGAAGATCCTCAATCTCTTGTTGAAATCAAATGATCGAAGGATTCACAATGTTTAGGGATGAATATGCTGTTATTCCTTATGGAAAACAGTATCTCATCATTCACAAAGGTCAGCAACTTGAGAAACTTTGTAAGACCGAAGCATCAGCACGAAAGTACATCACAGATCACAAAAAGGGTAAAAGTGTAGCACAACTTCCTGTGGATTAAAGTTACTCACCTCCAAAGTGTTCTAGTAGTGTAAGACGCATCTAATCTATGCCTCGCGCTCGCAAGCAAACCGCAAATGTTCCTGCTGTTGTTGCTGCTCCTGAAGTGAAAGTTCCTGAGGTTCTCATCACTCGCCAGCAATACATCGAAGACATTAAGGTTCGCTGGGCAATCCATCAATATGAAGTTAACAAACTTCGTGATGATCTGAGCAAAGTTACTCAAACTGTTGCTCCCTATGTGAAGAACGTGCTGGATTATCTTGATACTCGAGTATCAGCAAATCCGCGCTAAGTATGCCACTAACTGAAGTGGCACCTGGGGACTTTACAAGTTCCCTTTTTTTGTTTTATGGAAGGGGGGACGCCGAAAGTGTCCCTATAGTGTATAGAAAGGTATTCAACGTGTTTGTTTCTATTTTTGAGGATGGATCTCTCCAAGATTACATCAATCAAAATGCACAAGATCCTTGGATTGGTACACCTTTCCAAGGTTATGTGTTTATGTCTCCCAAACAGAAAGGTGAGTTTGGTGAGCGTTTCGTCTCTAAGTTCTTTGAGAATGTGTTGCTGTGTGATGTAAAACGTGCCAAAACATCTACAGCAGGGCACGATCGTGTGATTGATAACATTCGCACCGAAATTAAGTTCTCTCTTGCTACCCGTGACAAAAAAGGTGGCACAAAGAAAGATCAGTTTATCATCAATCACGTTTCTAAAGATAAAGATTGGGAACGTCTTGTGTTTTTTGGCATCAATCAGGATGAGAAAGATTGTCGTCTGTTTTGGTTTAGTAAGGACGATTTTCTCAATCATCTTGAGACGGAAGATTGTCTGTTTGCACCACAACAAGGTGGCAAATCTATCGGCAATGATGATTACATTTGCACAAAAGTTGATCGTCTGGTAGAATGTTCCTTTGTAAAGAACATAACCGAATGGTGAATCTATTTCACGGCGATTGTTTAGACATTCTACCAACACTTGCAGATGATTCTGTGGATCTGGTGTTGGTAGATTTGCCATACGGTACAACAGCGTGTAAGTGGGATTCTATCATTCCTCTGGATAAACTGTGTGAGCAATACAATAGAATCT